AATCAACAGTGAGGTTTACATGCGGGGCGTAACAGTTATCACGCCATACTTTGTTACGGGAATTGACAATTCAGCCGATTATACGCTTACGCATAGCGGCGCAGGTGGCACATTAAGCGGCCTGTATTGGGGCGGGTCTTACGGCTTTGGGTTCGAGGGCTGGTGGGACGCTGGCGTTGAGAAAGAATACAAAAGTCTTCATGTTGAGGATTGTCATGTTTCCGGTGTCATTCGCGCTTCTTCGGCCTTCGACTCCAGGGGCTTTTATCTAGGCGCGGCGCTAAAAACTCGATTGATCGGCTGCACGGTTAATGGGGTTTATGTAAACAATACCGCCACTGCTCCGGCTTATGATGCCGGAGATGCTGATGGAGTTTTCTACGTTAACGCCAGCCGCACCATTTCTGGAAATCTTTACTATGTTCCCGGCGATTTCTTGATGGAAAACTGCACCGTCAAAAATTGTCATGGTCGCTTCGTTAAGACGCAACAGGGCGGATATAGTGTCATCAGGAATAACAAGTTTATTTTGGACCTGTCGATGGACGGCACAACGACTGCGTTTCGCACTATATACGGGCCAAACGCGGCTCCGTGGTATGGCATTGATGAGCAGGATATGCCATCGCTGGTAGACGATAATGTCTTTGATTTTCATTCGTTTCTGTTTGATAACGAAACGGGGATCTCAAAGGCCAAACTCTTGGGACACCGGGCGGGCAGGGTTTCGTTCGCGTTTATAAATTCGCCGGTAGCAGGCGCGGGGGAAACTTATCCAAAATCTAATGTCTTCCAAGGCAATGTCGGGTTCGGATCGTTCCGGCGAAATCATGTAATCCTGCGCAATACGTCAAGTGGGTCTAGCTATGCGCTGCAAACAATTATTTCGATGGACCTGCTCGCATTGGCGGATCGAAACGATCCCCGATATATGACCTATGATTACAGCGATAACGTCGTGACGTGCGGCAAAAGCTTTTCTCCTGGTGGAGGCGGATGGGGCACTGGCAATTACGCAGCGGTTCATTTTATTGAGCCGAGCACGGGAGCGCTTTCAACGTATGGCTCAAAAGCGGTAGTTCGCGTCAGAAACAATTACGCGCAAACGCTGGATTTTGTCGGCAGCGGATACGCCACGGCCGACGCTAACGTGCTTGCAGAGGTGACCAACAATACGCTCGAAAGCACCGGATCTGGGAATTTCGTTTTCGGCGTCGGAACAGAAGTGACCCGTGACAACACGACTATCTAAGGAGACTAGATATGCGACCGCTTAAAGAGATCATTGTACATTGCTCAGCGACCCCGTCGGATTGGCGGGGCACGCAGCCGCTTAACTTCAAAGTGGCGGAAATTCGGCGCTGGCACGTTGAGGATCGAGGATGGAGTGATATTGGCTATCACTACATTATTGACCGAGACGGCAAAGTTGCTGATGGGCGTCCGCTGGGCCGGGTAGGCGCGCATGTGCAGGGTCGCAATACCGGGACCGTCGGTATCTGCCTGCTTGGCGGCGCCGGAAGTTCCGCGACTGATGCGTTTGAAGATAACTTCACGCCGGAACAGGATAAGGCGCTACGCGCACTTATCTCGCGGCTGCAAGCGCAGTATCCCAGCATCACAAAAGTGACCGGGCATAACCATTATGCGGCAAAGGCGTGCCCCGGATTCGACGCGTCCCGGTGGCACGCCCGACAAGCGCCACGGACGGCCGCGGAAAGCACGACGATACGGGCAAGCGTCGGACAAGTGGTAAGCGGTGCTGGGGCCGTTGTGGGCGGCGTGGCGGCCCTTGACGGTCCCGCGCAGATCGCTGCAATTGTCATCGGCGGGGTTGTGGTGGCGCTTGCCTTGTGGATCATGCGGGAACGGTTGCTCAAGCGGGCGCGCGGGGTGCTGTGATGCTATTTAAGGCAAGTGCGATTTTGAACCTCGGGCTCGGCCTTGCGGCGGTGCTACTGTTTCAGTGGTGGCAGGGCGCAAAGCAAGAACTCGAATACACACAACTGGACCTGTATGCCTGCGGCGGCCGGCTGATAAATGTTCTGGAGGACCGAAACAGTGACACGGCTATTGACTCGATCGACGACCTGCGCGATTTTGTTGTGCCTCCTGGCTGGTTGCTCCCGCCCGACGCCGGTGACGCTGGACCCTGAAGACCTGGTGCTCTTCTGCGACGTGGAAGAGCCGCGTCGGTTCTCGCAGGAGGAAATTGACTGGCGAGCAGAAAACGCGCCGTGGAATCTTCGGCGCGATTTCAAGACAAACACAACCTGGGACAGAGAATGTGAATTGCCGGAGGGGCAATCGCCTGCCTGAGCGTCAACAGGCCTTCCTGCTCGAATGCTGCGCTTAAGTCTCCACGGGGCGCAGACAACTGGCCGGGCCTAGTGCCCGGCCTTTTTTCCTCTGGGGACAAAGGCATCGCCGCCAGGCGTTAGGCGTTTTTCGATCATCTTCCCCTGCTCCATCATGTCAATGGTGGGCTGGATGTTGTGAACCGGCACGCGCTCCTGCAGGAAGTTGATAAGGCGGTGTTTGAGCACTGGCTTGCCCTCTTTCGCGTGCGTGGTGAAGATGAAATGCCAGGCCTCTTCCATTGTCTTGCCGGCGCCGCCCTGAGACATGGCCTTGAAAATATCAGGCATGTGGGCTTCGACTTCAATCAGGGCGTCAAAGGCGCGCTGCCAATCTTCCAGTTCTACGATAAGTTCGTCAGACCGGCTGATTGAGAAGATCATGGAAAGCTTCAGAAGGTGAACGGTCCGCCGGATATTGTAGGACACGAGCTTGGGATGATCCGGGCGCGGCTCGCCGTCGCTTAAGTGAAACTGATCCATTGCTTTCGCGGCTTCCGGCGTGAACCGCATTTCGCCGAACAGGTTTGCAATGTCCATAAGCCAATCGCGCAGGTCGTTGTATTCCTGTTCGTTGAAAGTGTGTTCCGCGAAAAGCGACCGAAGCTGTCGATCGCCGGAATACACCAGCATAGTGCGGGAAAGGAAACCTTGATCCCAGGCGCCTTCGGGCAAGACGTGCATCAGGTAGCTGGGGGTGCAAGCGGCCACAAGATTAAGCTGCGGATTGTCAATGTCAATTTCGATCTTCGAGGTTCGGCGGCGCTCGGAGTAGTGCTTGCAATCCCAAAGGTCCGTCAAGGTGTTCATGAACTCGTTTTCATAAGCAGGCAGAAGCACGCCAAGTTCATTGATGCAGAGCAAGAGGGAGTTAAAGTGCGTTACGGGGTTCGCGGCCTTAGGGTCTACCCAACGGCGATTGGCCTCAGCCAACTCGTCGATAAGCGAGGCTTTCGTGACTGAGGTGCTGGCGATGTGATGGTCTTCCAGACTTTCCCAAAGCTTACGGATACGCCAGGTGACTTCGGTTTTGCCGACGCCCGGCGGGGCTACCATGACAGTATACATATTGGGGTAGAGGTAGGAACCAAGGCTCCGCACCCAAACCTTGCGCTCAAGCGCGCCTGCGATAGTTGCAATTGCGCCCCACTTGCGAAAGAGGGGCGGGGACGAGATATTGTCAGTGTGCTCAAGGAAGCTGTCTATCCAATCTGGTCTCACAGATGATCTCGCAGGCTTTGCCGTTTCTTTCGATAGACGGGCGGGCAGCGCTCCTCCTTGCCCTTCCACCCTTTTAGCCCATACGGGTTTTCCTCGCTCGCGTATCCCCAATTCCAGCCTCCCGCGGCATCAAGCGGAACGCAAAACTTGCGTCCGCCTGCTAGTTCAATTTCAACCTGCATCACTTCGAGGATGCGCGGCACAAGTTCTTCGGCTTCGCTGAACGGTATCTGAAAGAGGATGGAGTCGTGAACTTGGTTGAGGAGCTGGACTTGTGGAAAGGCTTTCCAAACCTGATGTAGGCCGCGGTCGATTTGTTCTCCGGTGCAGGATTGGGGCTCGTAGGCGATTGCTTTGCGATGTGTGGCTGCGTCGTCGCCGCGCCCAAAGAACATTCTGCGGCGGCCGAAAAGCGTAGTGATAGTTCCGTTGGTTTTGACGGCCTCGATGACTGCGTTGTGCCAAGCTGGGATGCACGGGAAGCTGGTGAAGTAGCGGTTTTGAAAGTCTTCGATGATCTTACTGGGTGTGTGCGTGTGGCGGGCCATTGTGCGCGGCGTGCCGTAGTAGTTGGTGCCGTGGCCTAACTTCTTGGCAAGCTGGCGATAGCTGTCTTGCCCGTGAGCGATTAAGCTGTCGCAAAACTTTTTCCAGGCTTCACGGTCTTCGGGCCAATCGAGGTTCGGCCACGTCATGTAGCAAACGCTGGTGTGCAGATCACCGCTTTCGCAGGCGTCGAGGTAGCTTCCGGCGAACTCCGGGCCGTGGCTATCGTGGAACAGGTTCCAGCACACGGCGCCGACGTTCCGGCCGTCTGCCTGCTCAAGGTCCACGTTGAGCATATACATGCCGGGATCGGCCACGAAAGGGTAGCGAAGCTTCCGGTTGACGTTCTGCAGGTTCGTGCCGGTGCCGAACTCATTCATCGAGGAAGCAAGGCGGCCTGTGTTTGTGCCGGCGAGGTTGTAGTTAGTCCGCATCCGGTCGTCATCGTCAATCTCGGTGCGGAGGAAGCCAAGCTGTTTGCTGAGGTCGCGCATGACGAGGATGTAGTTAGCGAAGGGCCGCGCGTAAAGATAGTTGGCGGCGAACTTTTCAAGCGCCTCTTGGTTCACTGTCGGCGCATAAACGCCCTTAGTGTTGCGCGCTTTGTGCTCCTTTAGGGCCATCATCCCGTAGAAGAAGTTTTTAAGCTGGACGGGCGAGCGCCAATTCATCTTTTCGTCGCAGACCGCCTGCATTATTTCCTGAAAGCGGGCGTCGAGGTCGTCGAGGGTCGCCTGCAACTCGCGGATGGACTTTTCCTTAACCTGCTGATTGATGCGGGTTCCGCGGAGCGACATTTCCATGATAGGAGCAAGCTTGTCCAGCGCGTATTCATAGGTCGCGCGGACGTTCGGCGGCTCGGTGTCGAGTTGGGCTGTTAGCTCGTTGTAGATTTCCGCCGTAACGCAGCAATCCAGCCCGTTGTAAATCCACGAGGCCTCGTTGCTGGAAAGCACCCGCATGGTTTTTTCGTCTAGGTTTGCGGTATCAAATATTTTCATTGAGCGGCTCCGCGAAAGTGATCGGCATTCCGTGCGCCTCCGCGAAAGCCATTTCCGCGCTGACGCCTTTGGACTCTTTCCAGCCCATAAGGCAAAGGACGCGCATTTCGCTACACGCCAGCATCATGTGCTCGTTGAAAGGGCGCCAGAAGCTGTAACTGATAACTGCTTTGTCTTTCTCGACGAACTGATGGCCGTAGACCACGGGCGAAAAAATTAACTCGCCTTTCATGGTGCAGTAGCGTGTGAACTCGTAAGTTTTCTTATAGCGAAACTCCCGCATCCGGGCTTTTTCGTGTGAGTAAGGCGAAGCCAGATAAATCATCAATCGTCTCCCTTTTTCAGGTTATCGTGATCGGTCCGCATAAACTTCCAGCTGGGCTCGTTGGTGTAAAGCGAACCGAGGAAGCCGAGGCCCTTTTCCATTTCGGGCTGCATCGCGTGATGCAGAAGCATAGTGTCTCCTAGGAACCGCGGACAGGGAATGCCTACGGTCCGCCAAAA